CATTTTATCCACAATGGTCTTACACAATTGCACACTTCTATAGAAGTGTGTGCATGCAGTGTAAGGGTATACCCTTGTTTTGTCAGAATCTTACACAATGCACAATGTATGAATTGTGTAAGAAATGTAAGGGTAAACCCCTAGTAAATAATGCGATAAAATCTATTGCATAGTGCTCTATTGCACTAGAATATGTTACATGGTGAGGCAATAGTGCAGCACCTAACCGAGGATAGACATGGAGAACAAAACGGTGGCATGGTCCACAATGCTACAGGATGCGGTAACGCAACCAGGCATCATTAGCAGTGCATACAGTGCATTTCACAATTACAGCATGGGAAACCAGCTGCTGGCATGGTCCCAGCTCACAGCCCGTAACATGGGGCTTTCACCACTGGCAACCTACAAACGATGGAGTGAACTAGGCCGGCAAGTTAAAAAAGGCGAGAAAGCCATTACTCTGGTTATGCCTGTCACTATCAATAAAAAAGATGGTGCAGGCGAAAAGACTGGTGAATGCTTCCAGTGGTTCACCCTTAAAAATAACTGGTTCTCACTGGACCAGACAGAAGGGGCTGATTTTGCTAACGAAACCATTACACCAGCATGGAATGCTGACAAGGCTTTACAAACACTTGATATCACATTGATTCGGTTTGATTCAGCATCTGGCAATTGCCAAGGCTATGCTACTGGCAAAAATATCGCTATTAACCCGGTAGCTGCACTGCCACATAAAACCCGATTTCATGAGTTAGCCCATGTTGTTTTAGGTCATACCCTTGAAAGCACAATGTCTGATGATGATAGGACCCCTAAAGACATACGCGAAGTAGAAGCTGAGTCGGTGGCTTATATATTATGCTCTGTGCTTGATCTGCCAGGACTGATCGAATCAAGGGGATATATTCAATCATGGTTATCTGGTGCTGAGATAAGCGACAAATCAGCACAGCGCATATTTGGTGCAGCTGACAAGATTCTTAAAGCCGGCGCGTAATTAACCTAATGCCTCACGTGTGGGGCATTGTGGCAATTATGCCAATTAACCTAGGACAATCATGGAACACGCAACTATTGAAACCACCACCACCATCGACAATGATCTGATGATCATGCCAGGACACTTGGCAGCTATTGCCATGTTTGCAGCTAAAAAAGATATTCGGCATTATCTAATGGGCGTATGCATTGATACAGGACCTGCTGGCGCGTTTTTAGTGGCCACTTGTGGGCATGTTATGGCAGTGCACCAGATCGACAATGTGGCTCGGCCTGCTGGTCAATTTATCATGCCACTGGTGCCACTTGCCAGCATGGTCAAGGCAAACAGGCGCGTCGGTATCAAGTTAACTTTGCCTGCTGGTTTTGCAGGTAAGTATGACAACAATACTCGCGTCAAACGTCAAGTAACGCTTGAATCGCTCAAGGGTGAAATTGCCATTGTCCCTGAAATGGACGGCATTTTCCCAGACTGGCGCAGGGTTGCAAAGTATGACGATGCACCATACCCGCAACAGGTGTTTTTTAACCCTCACTATCTGGTTCGGGTTGCCGATGCTGCTGACCTAATCAGTGAGCGTAAATTCTCGGTTCAGGTTCGCCCAGGTGGCACTGGTGTAGGGTTTGCCACTTTGGACCATGAAGGCAAGACAGTGGCTTATGTAATGCCGATCAGGGGAACCATTGACGATCTGCCCAGCAAACCCACAATGACTTATTGATCAAATAACCCTCAAGCCCTTGCTAGTCAAGGGTTTATAGCTATCATTTTAGGAGTGATATGAAAAAACTACTCATAACCCTAGTCCAAGGCCTTATCGGCGCAGCCGTATGGGGTCTACCCTTTATCTACTATTTTTGGAGTATGAAACCATGAGTTGCTATTCTGTATTTGACCAAAAAACCAATAAGCAAATTCGGGTATTTGTTTATGAGATTACAAACCCGTCAGACCGTCAACGTGCCGAGCGCTTGGCATTTGACATGGCGCATGGGATGCACGATGGCGGATATCCCTGCACTGTGGAGCAATTCCATATGTCCGACATTGTGGGCAAACAAGTGCTAAACACTAATGAGGCAACAGCATGACCTACGATGACGATTGGCGCGATGATGCGCGTGACCAGGCCCGCTTAATGGCTGACGATGGCCCTGATGATGCAGAACCGCCTGTAAGGCGCGTTAACACTAAAGGCTGGAATTACATTAAAGAATGGATTCTTGCCACTAAAAACGACGATCAGGAATACTCGTTTGACTCAGCAGCTGCTGAAGCTTGGTGCAATGAGGCAGAAGAGTCTATGGGTAACGGAAACCCGCCAATGGTTGAAATGCCAGCCAATGCCACTAAAAGCGGAAGCTGCGAAACCTTTACGGTTCCGAATGATGGAATTTATGAGTGCGACTCAGAGCCAGGTATCTGCCCTGCTTGCTCTGGCTCGGGCGAAGGGATGCACGAAGGCACTACTTGCTATAACTGCAAAGGGGCAGGGGAATGCTAGACCACGATATTACCGACAAGATACACCATCTAATGCACCTATATGCATGGTGCCGCCAGGAGGCAATGGAGTACTTGTACTATGAACCACACGACCCTTCCGATTGGCTCGGCACCCGGTGGGAGGGTGAACCATGCTCTTAGCCGCCCTATTTGCCGCCCTGCTGGCGCTACTACTGAACCTGTAACGATACTTGAAACGATACCAAGCCCCTTTATAGGGGCTTTATCATTTCTATTTGCCGTTTAGCATCCTCGAAGCCCCGGCCAACGATAACCTTGTGGCCGATACCCTCTAGGTACGCGATCCAGTCACGCTGTACTGGTGACACCACGCCGCCCGTCTCACGTTTGAGTTCCACCCATAGCAGCCACTCAGGCACGAATAAATCAGGCACCCCTGCCTGTACCCCTTCGGCCTTCAACGCAGCCCCTTGGCTGGCCCCACGATGGCCCCCATTCGGTATTGCAAATATCCTCACGCCGGGGTAAGTCCTGCGAAACCAGGACACAAGGCGCACCTGCTCTAAATGTTCAGAATTCAAAAGGGAACCTCCCACTCCCACAAGGCGCAGCCCCCAGGTTCGGATGCGAATTCTGGTGGCGGTGTGTCGTTGTACTCGGCGCAAACCCCGTCCGGGCGGTAGTGGTCGCAGGTATGACAGACCCTCGGCGGTTCGGCCTTCAAGGTGGCGCGGTAGTGGGTGACGATTGCGGGTTCTGGGTGACGGGTATTCATTGGTTCCATGTCCTTTTTAGTACGGTGAAAAACTTGCCTTCTCTCTTAAACTCAATTTGTGCTGGTGGCTGACCCTCGGTTAGCTGCTGCGCCATCTGGTGCAGATCGGTGGCCCCATAATCCAGGTCAACACTGGCTTGGTGCGATATATCAGCCAGCAGCCTGCGCGACTTTTCGCCTGCATACCCGTCGTGAGTCACTGCCAAATACTCGGTCACTGGCGGGTCACTCAAGCCCCCGTAATACGTCACGCTCAACATTTCCCGGCCACTGGCTCGGCTTATATGCTTGCGCCATGTCCAGCTACTGACTTCCAAGTCAGTACCATCTTGGCCCATAATGTCCAGGTTATGCAGGCGCAGCGCGGGGCGCTCGGGTTCGGGGAATGCCTCACCGCAAGCTGGACAGACCCTGACCGACAAGGCGCATATCTCTTGGCAGTGGTCACAGACCTTGATCGGTGCCTCGCCCTGCTTATCGCCCTTCTTTGGTGGTGGCCTAACGGCTGTTATCGGCCCGTGTTGTTCCACGACCCCGGCAAAGTCCAACACCAGGCAGTCCGTCTTACCCTCGGCGATCCGCAGGCCACGCCCGGCCATCTGCACGTATAAACCGGGACTCATAGTTGGGCGCAGCATAGCCACCAGATCGATCCCAGGCGCGTCAAATCCCGTGGTCAATACATTGGCATTGGTTAAGGCCCGAATGCGCCCCTGCTTAAAGTCGGTCAGGATCCTGTCACGCTCATTGCTTGGCGTCTCCCCGGTCACGCATTCAGTGTTGATGCCCTCGTTATTCAATGCCTCGGCAATGTGCTGGGCATGGGCAACCCCAGCGCAAAACACTAGCCAGGACTTGCGCTCGAACCCCAAGCGCACTATCTCAGCGGCCACCATGCGGTTCTTGTCGGTGGTGTCTACCGCAGCCTGTAATTCGGCCTCGATGTATTCCCCGCCACGCTTATGCACCCCGTCCACTTCCAGTTTGGTGCGGGTCAATTTACTGCGTAAAGTTGACAGATAGCCCTTGTGAATGAGTTCCTCAATGCTGACCGGCTCGATCAGGGCGTCAAAGATGGCTGGTTTGTCAGTGATGTAGCCATGTCCGAGGCGGTACGGGCTGGCGGTCAGGCCTACGATCCGCAGGTTTGGGTTGATGGCGCTCAATTCGGCCAACAGGCTTCGATAGCCACCCTCGTCCTTGTGGCTCACTAAGTGAGCCTCATCAATGATAACCAGGTCAACGTGGCCTATTTGCTTGGCTTTGGTTCGCACCGACTGGATGCCTGCAAAGGTTATCGGTTCGCCCAATTCCTTTTGACGCAGCCCGGCAGAGTAGATGCCCATTGGTGCGTTCGGCCAGTGAAACCTCATCTTCTCGGCGTTCTGACTGATCAATTCGCGGACATGGGTCAGCATCAATATCCGTGTCTCAGGCCAGGATTGCAGCGCGTCCTTACACAAGGCGGCAATGATGTGAGACTTGCCTGACCCTGTAGGCAGCACCAGGCATGGGTTGCCCTTGTTGCCTGCCTCAAACCAAGCGTAAAGCTGGTCGATGGTGCGCTGTTGATACTCTCTCAACATATCCGACCATCCCACTCTTTCCGCAACGCCATAACCTGCGGGTCAGCAACTACGCAAGCCTTGGCATTAGCCAACAGTTCCTTTGACCCATACACGCCTTCACCAGGTTCACCATTAGCAATGCCCTGCCCGTCAATCTCATAAATCGCGACCCAGTCAAGACCCTCGATGCGTTTCCACGGCACCAAATCAGGATGGATAACGTGGCTCTCGCAGCCTGTAAATTGCGCGTCAGTTGGCACAATGGCGTCCCACCTTGCACAATGCCAAGTCGAATCTGACAATGGCGTGATGTGGGCGCACGTTCGGCAGTTGACCTGTTTGGTGGTCTTGCTACCGTGGCAAAAGTCATGGGCCGCACACATCTTGCATTCAAACCATGTCGGGTCGGTGCTGATGGGTGGTGGCAGGCGGTCAGTCAGCGCCAGCCTTTGGCCTTTGTACATTGCCTTGATGGCATGGTCACGGTCATACTCCAGGCGCTCGGTGTAAATGCGGTCAT